TTGGTGCAGCAAGTTTATTAGATCAACAATCAGAATATAGCCAACCAATGTCCAAAGGATCTACTGGTAATAATGAAATGGATAAATTCATGATGCAACAAAGGTTAGCTGAACAGAAATTTAATCACGAATTAGCATTAACTTATGCAAGAGAAGAAGCAAGGATTCCAGGAAGGCAGTTAGATGCAAGTCTTGCAGCATATAAGGCAGATGCTGAAGTAGATGCTTCATATCACAGAGGTGGAGGTCAAAAGGGTGGATCTTTACTAGATTACGCTAGAGCAGAACAAGCTTTAGTAGAAGCAGGAGAAGTGACAAACAGAGAAGCGAAAGATATAGCTAGAAGTATATATGGAACAGGTCTACGTGCTTACTAATTTTATAATTATGAAAAAGGTTAAGTAAATGTCAAAACATACCGATTATCCTCATTATGACCAAGATGGGTATAGTACTTGGGATAGTGATTCTGATACAACAACATTTTTTAACAAAGCAGGTCAACAAGTAGAAGATCCTAATAAAAGAGGTAGTTCATTTTTAAGTAAATTTAAGAGTAATATGGCGGATTATTTTGATGAAAATCCTAATGCTTTTGATTTTACAAATAAAGGTGGAAAAAGTGTTAGCGATAAAGTAGCTGAATTTTCGAGTCAATTCGAGAGTGGATTTAGTCCTGTTGCAGAAGGGTTTGGAATATATCAACCTCCTACAAACCCAATGACTGTAATACCAGGTCAGCAGGGAAGTCCAGGATTATTATCTCAAATTGCAGGACCAGTAGCAGGAGCTGCAGCAAAAGCATTTTTTGCTTGTGATATGAGATTGAAGCATGATGTTGATTGTTTGACAGATATGAATTTAGTAAAAGATGACTTAGCAGATGTAGCTTACTTCGTGAAAGAACTACAAGATAGTTAGAGCAAAGAATAGTTAATTTAAAATATTTATAACAAGATT